GGCTCGCAGCGTGGTGCTGGTGCCGGTGGCCGTCGTTACCGACAGCTCAACGACTCGAAACTGACGCTTGATTTTGACCTGTGACATGCTTGCTCCTGGCGCGGGTCTGGCCCGACTCGTGGCCTGACATCACGATACGGCAGGGTGCGGCATCCCTTGCAGTTATTCGTCGTCAGCGGCCTGGGCGTCATGTCGCAGAATTATCGAAATTGATACACACCTGCTTTCAAATGTAGCCCACGGCGACAGGTCAGGCTCTTTATTTAGCGCACCGCCGGGATCGCTGTGCTGTTGCAAATCCTATGCTGTTTTTCTTTCAGGCAGAGGTTTCGTAACGGCGTCAGGTTCCGTCCTCTAGCGTCATGGGGCCGGCGGCTCGGTCTTCCGTTCTTCAACCATCGCGTCGGCCCACTTGTACGCTGCCTTGCACATGCAGCGGTAGTCAAGCGGATCGTCGTCAAACTCTGGGCGTGCCAGTAGCCCTGACAGTGCCGCAGACGCGAACTGGTCACGGAGCCGCTGTCGCTCTGCGTTGTCAGCCGGAGCCAAGTCGCGTCGAAGCGTCTGCATCGGCGGGAGCGGAAACGACCAGGCCATCACTTCCTCTCCGGCGGCGTAGGTAGCGGCATCCAGTGGGTTACGGGGCCAAACTCCGCAAAGCATGGCAAGTGCCACCCCGCCGGGCCAAACCTAGACGCTGGCTCCCAAAATCCAATTAGGGTAAACGGACCTTCAACGGGATCATCGCCGCAGGTCAAGACCCTGACGCGTTCTTCCGGCAGTCGCTCATTGACGCTGATCCATTCCATGCCCGCCAGCGTACCGCCGCCGTCCAGCGAGTCTACGCCTGTTCCACTGGACTCTTGCTCCTTGGCGTTCGCATCCTTGACGATGTTCCACGCCTTCTGATATTCCGCCGATCCGTCATCCTTTATCTCAAAGTGGATGCCGTTTTCGTCTCTGGTCACTTCGACCTTCATAACCGCAGCACTCCTATTCAGTGTCCCGTTTCGCTCTCGTCTGGTGAACCGTTTCGCGTCCGCATTTCCGCCGCAGCCAACCTCCATCGCAACCTCTCGTTCTCTGCGTGCAGAGCGTTCAGTTCCATCTCCATGACCTTACATGCCTCTTCCCTAGACACGCGCTCGCCAGCCTTGCGAACCTCATCCCACTCGTTCCACGCATAAAGCGGGACGACCTTCCTCACTCTGTCGCCAAATCGCGCCCGCAATCCGTCAACCTCAATCTTGTCTCTGCACAGTGGCATAATGCTGCCGATGCCATCCACCTCCACCCTGTATGCCGCAGGACTGACGGCCGCCGGAGCCTGGAGAGGTGAATCGGGAGAGCATCCCGACCTAGTAGTACCGTCGTTCCCTACGGATTCCGTTATCACGTTCACAGGCTCCGGCAACCGCACTGCGCCGGTCGATCAACTCCGGCGGCCTCTCGCGAGGTCTTGCAAGCCCCTTGCGGGGAACGCTCTTAGTCTACGCCCACCGTCCAGCGAGTCCACCGAAAATCCGCCCTCTGCGCGGCCGTAGATTGTGGGTCTACGGACAGTCATTCGGGATCGACCGGCAGCAACGCCACCGCGTCGGCCAGCGGCACCACGGCGATCTCGTCAAACCTCCCGGAGTCCAGGTGCGCGAACCCGGCGGCGTAGATGCCGCCAGGGCCAACCTCCGAGAGAATGTCGGCACAATGGTAGTACCGGCCATCGGTGAGAGGCCCGGCTGGGATGGCGGAAAATGTCGGCTTGCCGTACTGCGACTGAACCTCCACCAATCGGTCGCGCAGGCTTGCGGAAAACACAAGAGCGTATTGCCGACCGTATTCGGCAAATAGCGGCAGTTGCGGCATCAGATCGGCTAGCGTCATGGGATTCCCGCCGCGATGTCGGCGAGGTAGGTGGTGAAGCGTGTCCGAAGGAGGCCCAAGTCAATCGCCGTGCCCATTGAATACCACGCCAGACGGTAGGGAGAAAACAGCGTGGTGAATGTAGAGGTTCGGAACACATGGATGTTCCCTGCGGCGGGCGATGCGCTTGTTCGCGTCGGAGACGTGTCCGTGTTGGCTCCAGTGCGGGCATTAAACGTAGTGGAGTTATTTCTCGTTGATCCCCACAGTCCTGTTGTCTGGTCGCTGCGTGACGTTCCAAATATGCCCGCCGCCTGATTACGAAACTGCGATACGCCGCCGATTGCTGCAATCTCGCTGCTTCCGGCACCGCCACCACCAACGCCCATGAAATAGTATGTGCCAGATGTGGCAACTTCTGATACCCACAGTGACATGTGGAAATTGTCTTGCGTGAACGTGTTGTTGTTCACGTTCGCATTCAGAAACTTTGTATTGGCCGTGCTGCCGATAAGCCCCGTCTTTCGGTCGTAATCGCTGGAGGTAAATGCGTTGCTCGTCGGTGCGGTGCCTCTGAGCGGAATGCAAATCCCCTCTAGCGTGCGAGCACCCGCCAGGATGCAGCAGTGCGCAATGTCCTCCCATGTGGCGTCCGACTTGAGCCCTTTGACGAAATTGTCAACAGCCCGCGTGACATTGCTTTCTAGCTTTTGGCCGTCTGCTTCTTCCACAGCCAAAACGTAGGCAAGCGCGTCTGCGTCAGTTGGCGTATAACGTCCTGAAGCTAGTGGGCGAAGCAGCCTTGGATTCATTGCCATGTGGGTGGCCGTAGAGTGGTGATGTAAAGACGTTAGCCCACGTGTCAACGCTTCGGGTTGGGGCATTTCCCATCGGGGCACGGCTTTCCAGTGCCGTTGCACTGGGGACACTTCACTCGGTGCCCGTCAGGCATCGTGAGCCAGCCAGTGCCGTTGCAGTTCGAGCACACCGCTGGCGTCGGTGCTGGCGGCTTCGGTTGCGGTGCGGGTGCCGCCTCGACGAGCAGGCTGGCCCGAGCAGCTGCGACCGCTGCCGCTGCCTTGGGGGCTTCAAGGTCGATGGCGGCCGGGTCGGCCGACAACCAGACGAGGAATCCGACGATCCATTGCCAGAGCGTCATAGCTGCCCTCCCTGCTGCTGATACCACTGCAAGGCCGCGAGGCAGATCGCTGCCCCGATGCACGACCACACAAGACCAGCCGGCGAGTAGCCCGAGCCATGCACGAGCGAGTAGACGATTCCCCCAACGACCGATCCGGCGATGCCGGTAGCAACCGTCTGCCAGCCTGGGGTGTCGCCCTTCGGCGGAAGAAACCACTGGGCGATGCTGCCGGCGATCCAGCCGGTAATCAGCCATCCAAGAATCGAAAACATCACCAGCCCTCCCGGTGTGAAATGCAGTCAGGGTCATGTCGAACGAATGAACGCTCAGGCGGCAGGTCCGGCGGCGGCGGTTCAACGACCATGAGCCACAGGCCAAACTTCGCCAGCCGAGCTAGAGCCGTCAGAACAGGGCGTGGCTTCTCTGGTTGCCACGGAAACGATCCGCCTGGTGAGTTCTGCCCGATCACCCAGCCGACGACGAACACGCCGACGGCAGCGGCGAGCAGCCGCTTGTCGAGGGGCTTCGTTGCCGGTGACGATGTTGCCACGGGCGTGGTCACTACTGCTTCGGTCATGGTGCCAACCAGTTGCCGTGATGGATGTCTCGCCAACGAAACCCGGTCTTGATGTCGCCAATGGCATACGAATCGTTTTGTCGCAGAATGTTTTCAATGACGGGACGAGTCGCCCAGAAGCTGCCAGCGGGCTGGTCGCTCGGGTATTTGCCGGCGTAGCTGATCCAGTTGGTTCCCCAACTATTCAGCACCAAGGCTGCGTCCACGGCCCGAACGCCTTGCGGTGCCTTGTCGGCGAAGCGGATGCCTACGATGCACATCTGGTGCATCCATGTGCCGCTCGCGGCAAGCACGCCAGACTCATCGGTGCGATTGGCGAAGCCTTGGCTGCTGGCAATCGTGACCGGAAAGCCCGCCGTGATTGCCGCCTCTAGCTCGCTCCAAGTGCGAATGGCAACGACGTGCCTCGCCGGGTGTTTCTTGGCAATCGTATCGAGGCGTCCCCGGTCATTTTGCCCGCCGTTGCCGTAGGCACCCCAATTCTTCGCACGCTCTGCGGAGTAACTGGTCAGGTCGTACCCCAATTCCGGGAAGGGCTGCCTGTAGACGACGCCCCAATCCCTGACCCACTTTGCGGCGGCACCGCCATAGCTTCCGTCGCTCCAGCCGCCGACTGGCGATGAGCCTGAGCCGTCGCGCCCTCGTGCTTCAACTCGGCTGCCGCCGTAGATCGCCTCGGTCGATGGCATCATCGGCGGCTCAGCAATGTTGCCAAGCTGAAAAGACACGGCCTCAGAGCAGTAGACCGCGTGCATCGCCCCCCATGCGACGCAGTCGCCAATGCCCTGTTTTCCGACAACGAACGGCTTGCCGTAGCGTGCCTGGTAGGCGTGATCCATTGCCCGGTAGAGAAACGTGTCGATTCTCTGGGCTTGCCGCATCGCCTCCGGTGCAGCATCAGCGAAGTACGGAGCCTGAAGCTCACCAAGAAAATCACGCACGCCTTCGGGGTCTGGCGTGTAGCCGAAGTTGCTTTGCTCAACCCGGTCGAGCAATCGGTGAACGTATCGTGCGGCGACTGCGGTCAACAGCCCGGCGATCACCAGCGTCAGGACGCGCGTCAGGAACCGTTCGCTATCGCGTGACATCGGCAGCCGCCTCCGAAATCTCGCCTAGTGCCTTCACCCATGCGATTCGCTTGGCCTCGTCAATCGGGCCGCCGGCATTGCCTACGGCGGCATCGAGGTGGGCGGCGATCGCATCGCGAGCCGCCGGCTGCCGAGCACCGATCGACACGCCACGGCAGCGGAGTTCACGAGCACGCCGCCGCAGTTCATCGATTGCCACGCCGGTCGTGAGCAACGGTTTTTCAAGCGTGCCATCCCAAGCGATCTCGTCGGCCAGCTCGCCCGTCAAAGCAGAGACCAAGGCGGCATCCTCGGCAGCGGTGATGCCCTGGAACAGCCCGCGAAGGTTCAGCCCTGCCGGCGGTGCCGGTGGCGTTGGAGCCGGGGCTGCCTCTTGCTGCCAGTTGAACGCCACGACCGCGCCGATCAGCAGGGCTACGGCGGCAATCTGCTGCCAAGAGAGTTCGGGTTTCGGCACGCTCGCCCAGATCGTAGCGACGCGTGCCTTCACATCGCTACCGCCCAGCAACAGCACGGCGGCAGCCGCCACCAGAATCAACGTCATCATTTCACTTCGCTCCTCACCAGCGGCAGGATCTGTTCGACTGCACCCGAGGCGATTGCCAGAACCAATGCCCGCACGCTCGGGCGAACTGCGAGCCAGAACGCCCAGACCCAGGGTGACACACACTTGTCGGCCACGGCGTCGAAGAGCGTGCCGGCAGCGTCGAGCACAAACGCTTTCTTCTCCTCGCCTGGCACCGTGAGGACCTCGGCGGCTTCGGTCAGCACTCGAAGCAGACCGGTCAGCAACTCGCCAAACTCAGCCCACGTGATCCCGTCGGCCGCCGCCAGACGGGCGGTCAGCACGTAGGCCCGTGCGGCTGCGACTAAATCCTCAAAGCGTGAGGCGGCACGGATGGCGGCTTCGGCGATCATTCCTTCGGTTTATCATCCGCCTCGTCATCCCTTGCAGTTGCGTACCACAGCACAGTGTCCTGCAGCCATTGGTAAATCTGCTGGTAGCAGTCGGTTGCTTCTTCGGCAGCTTCACGCTGTGCCAACGAAAACGGCTGCTTGAAGCACTCTTCTTCAAGAATCTTGCCGTTGGCGTCTGTCAGATAGGCGTACACGTACACCCTGCCGTATTCCACGACGATCCGGCGATGCACTGTGTCTGGTGTTTGCATCACTCGTCCTCGTCTTGTTCGAGCACGCCAAACGTGACGCCAGAAACTTCGACGTCTGCCCGTTTGTAGACGCAACGCAACTCTCGAGTCGTCTCGTCCCACGTCGCCTGTATGCGAATGCACGCCGCCTGAATCTCGGTTGGCGTTGGATCTCGGCCGTTCTGTGGCTTGTGCCGACGGCGGCAGTCCATCCGAGGCGGCAGAGCCCAGACTTCTCGGAGACGAATCAGCTGATCTTTTGTGATGCCGTACTTTTCGCACAGCACCGCAATAGGAATGTAATCGAGCCAGTCGGCGCGAAACTGTTCAATACTGATTGTTGACGTCGGGCTGCGGTGCATCGGGTGGCTCCTCTGCCGCCAGCCACGACATGACGCATCGTTGCGCTGGGTTCAGGTAGGTGCTCCATCCTTTGCCCTTCATCATCCTGTGAAAATGCACGTGCTCGCAGTCCCCGTCCGGGCTTGAGTACCTCGAGCTGAGGTACGCCGCCGTCTTGTAGATTCCCAGTCCGCCAAACGCAGAGTTCACGATCAGCGGCTGGACGCCCGGTGGCGGCAGCCAAAACGAAAACCACGACTCCAACCGCTTCTGCCATCCGTACCACCGAAACGCAAACTGGTCGTAGTGGCACCACTGCACCTCGCCGCCCACCAGGATGCCCGGATGCTTAAACAGCGACACGCTCATTAGTCCGCCCGCTTGCGGCAGCAGCTCGTGCCAACCGATGCCGTTCAGAACACCTTGCGTGCTCCAACCACCCCATGCGTCGGTGTCTAGCACAATCACGTAGTCCGCCTGCGGATAGTGCTTTGCCACCAGGTCGTGGCAGCGGTTGCGATATTCCGCCATTGCCTGCATCCGCGCAACCTCAAAGCCACGCAGCTGCGGCCGGCCCGTGTCACTCATCTGCACGATGACGTGGTCTGGATCTTCTTCGGCCCACCCAATCAGGTAATCCTTTGTGCCGTCTGTCGAATCGTTCTCGACAATGATGATTCGGTAATCCTCGAACCGGTGTGCCGTCTCATAGATCCGCCGCATTGTTTCGGGCAACAAATCGCCGAGGTTGCGTGCCAGCCCAACAATCGCCACGGTGCTGTCGGTGGCCTT